TTCCTCTTCGTGTTTCTTTAGCGATAACGTTACATTCTCTCTCGATTTGCATGATTAAGCCTTTGAATCGCTCTACCATCCATCTACCATCGGAGTCAGTGTTAACATCAAAAATACCACTTACAGCAGTAGAAGTTTGTAAAGCACCAATTTTTGCTTTAGTTAGAATAGTTCTAACAACTTCTCTGTTGATTTCAGCTAGTATTTCAGCTGATAGGATATTAGCAAGTTCGCCTTCAGCGTCCAATCCATGAACTGCTTTAAGGTCTTGTGCTAATTCCATTGTGTACTCAGCTTTAAGTGCTCTTGACTTAGCAGTCACAGTTGATTTCTCAATGCTGAATGCCATTTCGCCGAAAGAACCGTCGCCGGACTCGCCGACTCCCAATCTTTCTGCAGCTGATGTAGCAAGACCAGAACCGAATGTGTTAGTGATATCGCCAGCAGCGGTATCAGCAATACTTCCGTCTGTATCAGCATCAGTAGCTCCACCTAAACCTGTTGGTTCTGGTTGATGAGTTCCTGTTCCTGAGAAGTCTGTATCAGCTTCATCAAATAGAGCTTCTGTTCCGCCCTGAGTTGAGTATTTTGATTTCATTGCAAAGATAAGTCCTGTAGGACCACTCATTGGCTGAACGCCAGCGATATCATAAGCAATAAGGTTAGGCATTGCTCTACGTACAAGAGAGATTAATACTGGGTCGAATGAACCAATATTACCAGCGCCAATATTATTAGCGGCTGCAGCCTCAGAAATGAAATTTCCTTGAGCTTGTAATCTTTCTTCTTGTAGGGCAACTTCTTGGTTTTCTAACAATCTAGCTGTGACAGCTTTCTTGTAGTTATCCTGGATAGGTGAAACTGACTCGTGATCGAGTACAGGACTCCACTTTTCCATTAAGTTTTTATCTGCGTTAAACATTTTTATTTTTCCCTTAATTAGTGAAATTAGTTATAGCTTGTGTGTATTGGCTCATAGACTCAGAAGCGTCTGATTCGACTTCTCCTGCTCCTAATAAACTGTCTACTTCATCCACTGATTCTTCAGAACCACTATTGAAGTATGATTCTTTAACAGTTTTAACTTTGATTTCAAAGCTTTCTCTATTATCGAACTCGATATCTTCTACTAGTGATGCTAATTTCTCAGCTTCAGTTTCTGCAAGCCCTGATGATTGTTCTCTTACTACTTCAGCTTTTTCATGTATTTGAACAGCTTCATGTAATTTGATATTCTCATCTGTGGTTTTATTTAAAGTCTCTTCCAGTTCAGTGACTTGTTCGTTGAGGTCATCAACTAAGTCTTCTTTACCTTCTGGGACATCGATGTAGTGCTCTTTAAACACTGATTGAAGTGAAGTCATAAACTCTTCAGCAATTTCAGTCCTAAGACCTTGTTGTACTTGTAGTTCATTTTCTTTCATCCATCCTTCAACAACATAGTTAAGGTATGAATCTACCTTCTCTACTAATGAAGTGTGAACTTCTGATACTTCTTCTTCTAAGTTTTGCGCATATTCTGTTTCTAAACGGTCAACTTCTTGGCTTAACTTACTAGTAAGTACAGCTTCGAATATTGCGCCTGCTTTTCCACGGAATCCTTCGGACAGAGTTGCCTCTTCATTGATGATTGCGTCTAAGTCCTCATCAAAATCGATTGCTTCAACCTTGGCTTTCGCTTTAGGTTCTGGCATTTTACTTGAAACAGCTTTCTCTGCTTCTTTTTCGGTTTTAACTTCAGGTGACACACCGTCAACTTTGATTAACTGTGCATAAAGGTTTTTTGCGTCTTGTGCGTTAGCCTTTTTCATCATATCAACTGTTGCTTGAATTACTCCAGCTTTAGTCTTAGGAACTTCAACTTGAGGTGCGTCTTCTTTGACTTCCTCTTCGTCTTCTTCCTCTTCCTTAGAGCCGTCTTCAGACTTGACTTCTTCTTCGTCTTCGTCTTTCTTAGCAGTTTCTACAAGTGATTCCTCGTCTAAATTTTCATTCTCAACGAGCTCGTCTACTTGCTCTTCTTCAACAGAATCTACGATATCTTCGGCATTATTTAAAACGTCGTCTGACATAATAGTCTCCCTATTTTTTTAGATTTAATTTTGAGAGGAAATTTTTAAAAGCTCTTATTTCAGCTTCGTGCAAATCAGCACGCTTAGCACTTTTGATTTCAGTCTCTATTACTTCAATATCTTGCTGACGAATAAGCCCATTATCCCATACCCATTCAACACCTTCCATAACTCCATTTACAAACGCACTTGGAGCACTTGGGTCTTGAACAATATCTATAGTTGACAACAAAAAGTCATCTCCCACATATTGAGCGCCATTCTTCGATACAAGACTTCCCATACCACGACTTGAAACACCAAGCTTAACTCCACCTTCGAGTAGTCCTTCGACTATTTTTCCCATAGGGGTTTTAAGTATTGATGCCTTTCCTACAACATCATTTCCCTGCCAATGCAGATCATTGATTTTGTGTGAAACTTTGTCAAGGTTTACTGTTGGTCCTTCTGGATGATTTAACTCTCCAACAGCTCTTCCTTGTTTAACTTGTTCGGTCACGTATTTTTCTACAGCATTTTCAAGAGTTGCTTTCTCGTATACACGACCATTTCTATTCTTTTTAGCAGCTTGCATGAACACACCTTCAATGAAGAAATTCTTTTCTCCATTCTTTTTCTGTTCCTGTATAACTTCTATATCTTGTTCTACGTATTCTGTTATTAATTTCATTTAAATACCTAGTTTAAGAGGATTTATTCCTCTTCTGTTGTTTGCTCTTCAGCTACCACAGGCTCTTCAACCTCTGGGTCATTGCGCTGAACCATTGTTGACGCAACTTCTATTTTCTTAGCGTCAAGTGCAGCGGTTAGTTTATCAGCCATAACACTATTAAAACTGTTATTAGCTGCAACGTTATCGCCATCTTTTAAATTTAATATCAAATCATTTACATTCATTTTTTTACCTTTGCTTATATATTTATATTATTAATCATCCCAACGTGGGTCTTCGCCATCAGGTGGAGTATTTTCTCCATCTTTTGTCTCCTGATCGATTTGTTTTTGAATTTCTTCAATCTCATCATCAGTTTGGCGTAATACGTTTTTACGTATCCATTCATTTGAGATGTATTTACCTACATATTCATCTAAGTTTCCTAACATTTCAAATCGTTCTCTCAACATTTCTGATTGTTTAAGTTCAGAAAAATAGTTATCTTCAATATAATCAAAGGCTATACTTTCTTTCCATTCTTTCCAATCACCCTCAGTAATAATACCTTTGAGTAATAGTTGAGTTTTTAATAGTTGCATAAACAAATCAGAAAATCTTTTTCTTAATCTGTCTATAAACTTCTTAAACTTTACTTCGTCTCTTGTAATCTCAGTAGTTCTACCTAATGAGAATTGAGATTCTTGTTCTAATCTATTAACTGGAACATTTAATGATTTGTATAATTTCTTTTGGAAATATATAATATCATCAATTTGTCCTAAGTTCTCGCCGCCTGGTAGCGTGGTGATTTCTGTTCCTCTTCCACCTTCTCGTCTTGGTAAGAAGAAATCTTCCAACATACTCATATGTTTTCTATCGTCTTTAATATCACCAGTCTTAGCATCATATACCAATTTGTTTCTATATTGATTCATAATACCTCTGAGGTATTCTTCAGCTTTACCTTTTGGTAAATTACCTACGTCAATATAAAATATCCTACGTTCTGGGGCACGTGATATTCTGTATATAACCAATGAATCTTCCATCATTCTAAGTTGATTAACTGGTTTTAATGCTTTATGTAAATATGATAAAATCCTCTTTCTACCAGGGTCCATAACTCCTGATGTACAATATGCTATTGCATCTGGATATATTTTTAAACCTTGTTCTGCACCATTCATTGTTTTATCTTGGTACAAGAAGAATTCATCAACTTTTTCTATAAGTTTAGCTCCCGTTGCAGGGTCTTGCTTTTCTTCAATCTCTTTCACCTTTCTCAATTTGGTAGGATCGATATATCGCAATTCTTTAATTCCCTTTTTAGGATTTTTGCTATCAATAATAATATGATATGGTAATCTTCCATCAACATACCATTTTTTAAATATGTCATGCGCGTACGCATTAAAGTTTAGAAGTTTTAAAACTTCATCAAATTCAAACTTAATTGATTCTTTTATTTTATCAGATATCTCAAGTTCATCTAATACTAAATTTACAGGTGATTCATCATGGTCACCTACTATTGATTCATTTATTATATCCTCAACAGCGGCATCGCACTCTGGTTGTGCTGATATATCTCTGTATTTTATTATTAATTCAACTTCATTCTTAACTTTGTCGCCGTCCATATCAATGTACGCGCCAAAGTGTCCTCCAGCCTGAATAACACCGGAGCCATCCTCGTCCGTCTTAGGAACGAAGGAAGGCAACTCTTTTTGAGTTCCTTTTCTTTTTATTTCAAAACCGAATAGTTCTGCCATCTTTTTCCTCACATATACAGAGGGGAAATTAATCCCCTCTGATATTATTTATATATCTACGATGTGGTGTCTGATTCCCAGTATTGTACCTGGAATTCACACGTAAACTCTTCAATAGTATTTTCTGAATCGTAACTAACTTCTATTTCTGAAACATTAGTTGGAAATATACCTCTAAAGTTATATGTCTTAGTAACGTCTCCAGCCTTATTCAACTGCTCAACAGTTGCGTCTGACTGATAGTCAGTAGGATTAGACCTACCTGTGTTTTCGTTATGATTATTGATACCATTCATCCAACGTTCCATAGCGTTTCGAACTTCGAAACCAACATCATTAATGATAGTTATTGACCAAGGGTCAAATGTTCTATCACCAGCTATTTGCAATGTTCTACCTCTGAATAATACAGGGATAGGTGCAATTATTGATGCAGGCATCTGAGCTGTTTTACACATAAATGATGTAAGTTCTACATTACCTTGTGCATAACTAGGAAAATTCAAAGTCACTTTGAATAAGTTGGACCTCGCTCCACCGCCGACTAGTTTTGATTTAAAATCATCTACGCCTAATATTGCCATGTCTTAATCCCCCTTATGAACCTGAAATCTCGGAGAAATCTACTCCGGACCTAGTTGCTACGAAGCTCAATGATATATAGTTAATAGACCTTGCAGGCTTGATAAAGATATCAGCTACAAATTTATTACCATCTACCACTGCGCTAGTGTTGTTAGTAGTATCACAGACTACTGAAAAGTCTGAAAGACCACGTCTTCCTTTGACGTCTCTTAAGAACGGTTCAACTAAATTTCTGAACTGTGCTCTTGTAAATTCGTCGTTAAATTCGAAAAGTTGCGCTTTAGCTGCTGTGCTAATCGCTTTCTCTAACGCTATGAACAAACGTCTAACGTTTATTCTGTCGAATGCTGAAGGTCTACTTAATAAAGTTTTGTCACCAAATAATAATGTACCTTGTCCAGGTAAGCTTACTATTGGGTTAACTCTTGCTTTATATAATGTATCTCTATCTGCTTTCTTTGGATTGAAAGCTAATTTAGTTACGCCTAGTAGTTGACCTCTATTAACACCTGCTGGAGAGAACCATGCATCTGCTACTGAATCAGTATTAGCGCAAAGTCCTGCCATATGACCAGAAGCTCCGATATATCTGTATACGTCATTATATTTGTCATATACATAAAGAGCTGTGGAATCACATGCTGCGTATGATGTTGAAGTTAATCCATCTGCAAAAGCTTTTACGTTAGCTGCTGCTGTTGATGTATTAACAGTGTCTTCTAAAGGTGGCGAAATAAATGCCATACAATCTTTTCTTGCATTTGCAATAGATATTAAATCTTCTGCAATTGCTTCTGCACCATTAGCGTCCGGAGCAGCAAATAGTAAATTTACATCTACTGTTTCTGAATCTTCGAGTAAATCGAAGCCAGCTGCTATTTCCCCTGTTGTTGGTGCGTTATCGTCGGTTCCACCTGAAAGTGAAGCCTCCATTGCTGCGTTATGAGTCTTGAATTTGTTA